GAAGATTACTTCAATTAGGAATGAAAGCTATTTTTAGACAAAAAGAAAATCCTTTACCTTGGCTTGATTGGGTATTGAATGGTGCATCACATGATAATTTCTTTGAGAAACGTGTGACTGAATATTCAGTAAACGGCATGGAAGGTGATTGGGGTTGGCCAGAGGAGAAAGTTGCATAATGGAATACAATGAAGAGCTACAAGAATTTAGATTAATTTGTGATGAGTGTGATGTTGAATCATATGTTCATGTGGTAGATGAAACACCTGAGTTTTGTCCGGTATGTGGAAGACGTGCCGAACCATATTCAGTTGATGATATGGAGTGGGAAGAGGACGATTAAAACTTAGATATATAACTACATGAAGTGGTTATATGAAAATAAAGAATATGATGAAACACCTGAAGAATATCAGGGATTCATTTATGAAATAACAGAATTAGATACTGGAAAAAAATACATCGGTAAGAAAAACTTTTGGAAACCTAAAGTATTACCAGTAACTAAGAGTAGAAAAAGACGTGTAAGAACTCGTGTAGAAAGTGATTGGCGAGATTATTATGGGTCATCTGCTGAAGTTAAATTACTTATAGAGAAAAAAGGTAGTGATAACTTCAAAAGAGAAATTCTACGTTTATGTGAAACCAAAGGTGAAATGAGTTATTATGAAGCTAAAGAACAATTTGATAGAGAAGTTCTATTTAGTGACGAATATTATAATGAGTTCATCGGTTGTAAAATACACTCGAAACACGTGAGGAAAAATAATGGCTAAAAAATTAAAATATGTCTATGAAGTGATTGAAGCAGTTCAAGAGACAAAATCTAAAAAAGAAAAAGTAGAAATCCTTAAAGCAAATAATGCTGCAGCAGTTGGTGATTATTTGAGAGGAACTTATGATGCTACTATTAAATGGAATTTACCTGGTGGTGAACCACCGTATCAACCTTCTGAAGAGCATAATGCTCCTTCGAATTTCATGAGAAAAAATGTAGATCTTAAATGGTTTGTAAAAGGTGGACCTGGTGATAAACTTCCTCCATATAAAAGAGAAAGTATGTTTATTGCTATGTTAGAAGCTATTCATCCAAAAGATGCTGAATTAGTTCTTAATATGATTAATAAAAAGAAAATTGCTGGTATTACCAAAGCAACAATTTCAGAAGCATTTCCTAATTTAATCGCAGACTAAAAAAAGATTGTACATTTGCTGGGAAACATGTTATAATATTCTATATGAATATGTTTTATCTACACCCAGATCCTGTAATTGCGGCTAGAATGCAATGTGACAAACACGTTGTTAAGATGATTGTTGAGTCTGCTCAAATGTTATCTACATCTCATCGCATGCTTGATGGTGAATTAATTATGGTACCATCTAAGTCTGGTTTACGTATGGTTAAATACTATAAACTAGATGATGAGCGTGAAGATACTCTATATAAAGCCGTACATCACAATCATCCGTGTACCGTATGGACACGTGAGTCTATAGATAATTATATGTGGCATTACAATCATTTTGTTGCCCTGTGTGATGAATACAATTATAGATACAATAAGGTCCATAAGACCGATGAACTATTAAGAAATATATTGAAAACGCCACCTAAAAATCTAATTAAGAAGTCTATGACATCGGTGGCACTTGCAATGAAGAAAAATCCAGAATGCATATTTCCTGAAGATCCAGTGAAATCATATCGTGCATATTACAAATCAAAAGTAAATAATTTCAAAATGGTCTGGACTAAAAGACCTCAACCGGAGTGGTGGGATGCCAACATACGCGTATAAATGTAATAAATGTGAACACATATTTGAGAAGATGTTATCAATGAGTGATAATAAACTTCCTGAAAAAGAACCTTGTCCTGAATGTGACGCTAAATCAGTGAGACAATATTTTGGTAGTATGCCAGGATTTGTTTCATCACATACCGACACAATCAGTAAAACAAGCGGGGATTGGCGAGATCTATTGAAAAGAATAGATAAAGGTGCTGGTCGACATAGTAAAGTTAAAAACTACTAAGGAGTATAATATGAAAGGTGATAAAGCCCCTTCTGCTAGGTTTATTGGTAGAGAAGGTGATGTACTTCCAGGAGAAAATCTTGGTGGTTGTCCTATTGGTGGATATTTTAAAGAAGAAGATTCAGAAGCAATCTTTAATGGTAAACGAGTAATTGTATTTGCACTTCCTGGTGCTTTTACTCCAACTTGTTCATCTCAACAACTTCCAGGATTTGAAAGAATGTATGATGAGTTCAAATCAAAAGGTATTGATGAGATTTATTGTTTATCTGTTAATGATGGATTTGTAATGAATGCTTGGTTTGCACAAGAAGGTGTAACTAAAGTAAAACCATTGTGTGATGGTAATGCTGAATTTACGAGAGGTATGGGTAAATTAGTAGATATGACAGCAGCTGGTTTTTGGAACCGTTCAAGTAGATATGCAATTATTGTAGATGATGGTACTATTGAAGCACAATTTGACGAACCAAATGAACCTGGTGATCCTTATGGTGTTAGTTCTCCAGAAAATGTAATGGTTTACTTAAATTCTTTAGAAGATGTAGTTGTATGTTAAGTGATATTATAGATGCACTTGTAGGATCGTTTTTAATTATATTGTTTGTAGTTGGTATAGCTATAGCTGCACCATTCTATTTACTTTATATTGCGTTTGGATTTGGAGTAGATTGTGTTAAAGACAAAAGATGTCGTCCGGGATTGGACAAGTAAAAAGTGGCATAAATTACATAACTGGAAAACCGGTACTGGTAAATTTATAAAACGATTAATGAATAGAAAAATTAGACATACGAAAATTAATGAGGAAGAATAGTGTACATTTACTTGTAACTATGATATAATAATATAATGAAGTTTATACATGAGAAAATTGATATGGGCTACGACTCTTTAGATCGAGTAGATGCTAAAGACGGACGTAGATATGTAACTAAAGAAGGTAATGCTTATCCTTCAATCACAACAGTGTTATCACTGGTCAATGAAGAAAAGATTGCAAAATGGCGTGCAAGAGTTGGTGCCGAAGAAGCTGATAAGATCGGTAATAGAGCTGCAACTCGTGGTACTCAAGTGCATTCTATCCTTGAAAAATATATTTGTAATGAAGAAAATTATGCAGAAGGCTTCTTACCTCATGTAGTACAATCATTAGAAAATCTTAGACCATTACTTGATAAACATATCACTAAAGTATATGGTACAGAGATTCCTCTTTATTCTGATCATTTAAGATTAGCAGGTACTTGTGATGCTATTGTAGAATGGGATGGTAAACCTACTATCATTGACTTTAAAACATCACGTAGACCTAAGAATAAAAAAGATATTTCAAGTTATTTTATGCAATTAGCAGCTTATGCTGTTATGTGGGAAGAACGTACGGGTATGCCGGTCAACCTTACTCGTATTGTAATGGATGTTGACAACTTTCATCCAGTCATGTATTGTGAAACACGAGATGCATGGATTAATGATGTAATCAAATGGAGAGATGAATACAACAGGAGACAATTGTTTCATGGCTAAAATAGAAGGACATAAGGGCGGTCATTATATTGCTGGTGTTCAAACTGAAGAAGGCAATCATAAAGATCATAAACGTTGGTTAAAAGGAAAGAAAAGACCTGATCTAGATGCAATGGAAGCTGGTGATCCAGATGGAAATGCTATTGATTGGTCTACAGAATTTCTTAGTAAAATTAATAAAAAACATCCCTAAAGGGATATATTATCAAACATTAATCTTGTATAAATAGATTTAAGACTATAATAAAAAGGATTTATTATGCCAGAACTATATAACACACCAAACCTAGATGAGCTTGAGAATGGACCTTGGCCATCATTTGTAACAGGTTTAAAAAGACTAGCACAGGACGATCATGCCGGTGCAGCACAAGTTAGAGATGTACTTGCAACATTGGAAACATCTTATGTTACTAAGAAAGGATATTGGAAAGGTGGTACTGTAGGAGTTTTAGGCTACGGTGGAGGAATTATTCCACGTTTCAACGAACTTAAAGATGAGAACGGTGACTACAAATTTAAAAATGCTGGAGAGTTTCATACTCTAAGAATAC